CGTGAAAAGTAAAATCTATATTTAATTCACCATCATAATTTAACTTTGCTTCTTTTCTTGCTTCTAATGCCCAATGCCTTAAACAGCCTTGAGTGGGTTGATAACCATTTGCGTCACAAAATACTAAATTAAAATTAGTAATCTTTTGAACAGACAACGCCAAATCAACAGCAGCCCTTAATCGAGGGTTCCATTCTTTAATCTGTTGCTTGCCTGTCTTGCCTTGTTTGATGTAAATGCCACTTTCTAGTAACTGGCTACGCGTTAAGTTCCATACATCACCTTGCCTAGCCGCACAGCAGTAGCTTATTTCCATTGCCGCAGCCAATAAAGGCCACTTAATATAAGCCTGGTTTAGCCACAGGTTGTATTCCCAATCTTCTATGTATCGTTCTCTAGGTGGCTCAGTAAACTTTTTAACGCCTTTAACGGGGTTCATACTTACTTTGCCATTCTCATACGCCCAGCTAAACACTGTGCTAAGAAATGATTTCTCACGATTAGCCTGTGTTATTACGCCAGCTTCTTTGCGCTTATCCATGTATTGCCGAATGTGGTGGGGTTTGATTCTATGGCGGTTCATCTTGCCAAATACCAAACTTAATTTATCACCATACTCTGCATAGTCTTTGCGTGTTCGGATTGCCAAACTTTTGTAATTGACGCTTGCTAGATATTGACGAATTAGTTCGGAAAACGCACCCGTGGGTTCCTCATGCAGCAACCTTGCTGAATTATACTTTGCCAGCACAACCTCTTTAGATTCTGTTAGCTTGCCCAGACGCACACAACCACCACTTTTAGGGCGATACTCATACGCACTCTTTCCTAAGTAGCACCGCACAGGCAGCCAATCTGGGCCGTTAATTCGTTTGCGTGGAGACATTTATAAACCTATCGCGCCAAAGTCGGGTTCATCATTATGCGCCAAGGCTTCGTTAAACCGCAAATGCGTAGGGTTGTTAAAAGAATACCAGGTAACGTGAGGCGCACCATTAGCATCTTTAACAAAGAATATGCCATGTTCCGTTAACACTTTGCACTGCTTGGCTTGAGCCTTGTAACCCGTCACCTTTTCAAGCTCTTGCTCATTCATTAAATCATTCATTTTCTGCAATCCCATTCTTCTATTTTAGTGCTTGGACTTAACCCTAACTTCACTCTGTCTTTGGGCTGAGAGTTTGGCGACATAACCTTTCTAGCCCATTTTACTTTTGCTCCACGCCTGTTTAGTTCATCTACTAATGATTGGTCTGACACCATTGTTATTGGCACAGGAACTTCTATCTTGACGCTTTTATTCATTACGCAGCCTCTTTAACGCCTAGCAATATGCGAGTAAGCCAGCCCAACTTATTAACAGTAATAATGTTATGCCGCCCCTCGTAGCTGTAAGCCTTTAATACAGGTTTAGCCAACACTGGCATAGCAGAACCAATGGTTGTTTTGCGCTTGGTGCGAACTGTTTTTACTTTGGCTAATTTCTCTGCTGCTATTTTTTTGTTTAAGCTGTATTTTTTCATTGAACAAGCGTGAGCAGTTCGGTTCAACTTTTTAGCAACCTTTGACATTTTTAAAGTGCTGGTCATAACCAAATGTATATCTTCTGGCGACCATGCTTGATTTTGCTTTTTAGCTTTCATTAATTACGTCCTTTAAAATTAATTTTTGTTTTCTTTAAAACTAACATTCTTGGTGCATTTGATCGTCACGCAATGCTTCTGGGTGATTCCATGTAAAGTCTTTATGGTCAACCGACATATTGCAGTCAGAACAATAGTGTTCATCAACATACGAAAGAGCAGCATCAATAGCATCGTGTGCTTTTTGGTGGTATTCACCTCGGTATATTTCATTGCTATATTCATCAAGAACGATGGGCAAGTAGCCCACCCCGTCAACTTTCTTAATCATGTAATCCATAACTTCCCCCTTAAAATGGTATATCGTCATCGAAAGCATCGTGTGGCCCTTTATCCATTCCTGCCATTACCGCTTCTTTAGCTTGCGCCATTTGTGTTGACTGCTGCGGTGGCTGTCGGTGTGCCTGCGTTTCTTTAGGCGTAAAACTAAACTTCATTGCTGGCGCGTTAGGATTACCATCCTTGTTACGCAGCCAACCGCTAACCCAGTAATCAATGCCGCCTACTTCTGCATTGCCCTTGAAGTGAGGGTGTGTCTCACTTTCACGCTTTTCGTTTTTCCAGATACCGCCTTTATTTGAATTATCGAACTGACTCATGCTTACATCTCCTTAGTTAAACGTACAAATTCTTGTTGCTTACCTGTTAATTGTTTCCAAATAACTTGTTTTTCATTTTGATCTAGCTCACTTAAAGCCTCTACGAGCAAACTTGTTTCGTTTGTTTGCTGGCTAGAGTTAACTAAAGCCACTACATCTTGAACAAGTTTTTTGCTTACTCGCTTTATAGGTTCTTCTGCTGGCTGACTTGCTAGACCTTCAAGGCTCATATCTAAATCATTTGGCATACTTGTCATATCAATCACTACAGTCTTATCTTCATCGTACTTATTTGTAACGTCTGAATCAGCCTCAGAATCTATGGAAAAAAGCCCCGATAAACAGTATTTACGCGCATAGGAACTGGTGCTGCCCGTTAGCTGGCTAGAATCCATGCCTTTTTTAACGCTTGCTTCTCTTGCGTAAGCTGTGGCAGTAATCATGTCTGCGCCATTGCTCAGTGTTGCAGTAGCCTTAATGTAGACGCGCTGAGTTTTAACAGTGACGCCAGCCGCTACAATTTCATCCTCTAACATTCCACTAAATACAAGTTCATCACTTAGCGTTAATGACAAGTCACCCAGTAGCGGCTTAACAGCTTTTAATATGTCTTCGCATGAACGAAAGTTATATTTGCCAAAACTATTACGCTGGCCTTTTGGTGCTTTAAGATTTTGTTGAATATCAGCTAGCTTTTTTTGAATACTCATACCTCACCTCTATCTATTCCTTCTATTATTTTTAACGCAGCTTTTTTATAAGCTGAGTGTTTTTCAGCATTTAATTTTTTACAATACGGGTTGCTGTATTCCCATAGTTTGTGAAGGTCACTTAAAACCTCCAAGTAAATATCAGTCATATTTCTATCCCTGCTAAAATTAATACAATTACAAACAGCCAAACATCTATTGATACGCGGCTCATGCGGTCATGCCCAACGTCCACCAGACTGTGACAATTGCCCAAATAAGAATCCCTAGTGAATTAATAATTAGCGTATATCTTGAAATGTTCATTGCTCACCTCGCACATTTAAAAAATCTAAATTTGGAACGCTCATGTAGGAAACATTTTTTTGAAGGTATTTAAAAAAGTCATAAACCCATGCCTCAAAGTCACTTGCTTGAGCTAAGTCTGTTGCTATCTGACCTTTATTTTCGTTAAACAAGGCTGCTGCAAATATGCTGGCGGCTAAATCGCTTGTGCTTGCGTTCTCGTTAATGCGGTCTAATAGAATGTCAAAGGCTGTATAAGTGGTTGGCTTATAGTTCCAGCCAGCTTGGAAGATTACTTCACGATCAAGCATTAGTTTTTTATAAATTTCAGCAAGTGGTGAGCACTCATCAAACACACCATCAACAGGTGCATCGTTGGGTTCATCTGTATAAGCGTTTACCTGGTTGCTAACGTGGCAATAGTTTCCTAACAATGAGTTCATAATTCCGTCCTTTTTGCTATTTGTTAAACCATTATATAGTTAGATAGCTAACAAATGCAAACGAAAGAATAGAAATAATGCTCTTTTTATGCGTTTTTTTAGTGTTTTTTAATGTTTTTTAGATAAAACAGATAGGAGGGTAGTAGGGTAAATGTTAGCAATATGCAATTAGTTGGGGCCATTAGGCTCAGAATCTTCTTCAAACTTTCCAAGCGTGAGATTGCTTTTCCGCAGGGAACATAATCCACCTGTCGCAACCTTATGTTTTGGCTGGAGCTGGCTGTGCGCGTCTACGAAAGGCAAAAACCATGACCAAATTTTACTTTCAGTCATCCAGTGTAGTTTTCTGCATCGCATTTTAGCGTAGTTAAAGTTAGTTTTCATGATAATTATTCAGCCATGTAACTGCCGACTACAACCCCCAGTATTTTTGTTGAGTTAGTAAATTCAGCAATAGGATAGCGATCATTTAACGGTTTTAAGTATTTAACTGAACCACTAATGACATATTCCCTAAACACTGATGAAAGGCTTTCAGTGTCTATTGCTACAATTCGATCACCGCTTTTAGGCTCGCGATCTACGTCCACAAATATAAGTGTTCCCAATGGGTATGACCTGCCATTGTTGGCTGTCATAACCTCATCTTTCACTTCTAATGCAAAGGCATTTTCATTTAAATCTTCTGGGCATCCAACCCAGACTTCACTTTCCATATTAAACTCTCCATTCAGTAAATCCTTTAATGAATCCCAACTAACCACTGGGGCTTTCCTGGTTATCGGTTGAAGCTTAATTACTCCATCCGTCCTATTAATTGCATTATTGGACATAAGCTGTTCAATACTGCAACCAAATGCTTTAGCGATTGATAACAAAGCTATCGCCTTTACTTCCGCTTTTGGGTCAGTCTCAAGCTGGGCTAGCCGCCCTCTGCTTAAAGAAATTTTATTAGCAAACTCTTCTTGTGACCAGCCGTGGTCTTTCCGTAGATTCTTTACTCGCATTCCCAAATTCATTTTTTAAACCTTTGTTTGTTTAGTTGTAATAGTGCTGCTAGGCAGCTTACACAACCTTTCTGTCTTATTGATTGCTTTTTATATGTTAGTAAACTAAAAATAATATGCTCGAATCATTGCAATAATATACTTAGTAAACTAACATTAGAGTATGAAAACATTAAAACCAATTCCAATGAGTGAAGTTTTAGCGGCTTATGGAACCCAAACAGCCGTTGCAAAAGCGTTAGGCATTACTCATGGCGCAGTAAGTCAGTGGGGTGATTTTGTTTGCAAGTCTCGGCTTTACGAGATGCGTGATCGTCTAGCCCAAATAAATCTAATTGAAGAGTCAAGGACGGACATTTAATGACGGATAAATTATCAAACTCAGTCACAACTTCTCTGGACGATGATCTGTATGCATTTGCAAAAGCAGATTCGTATTTACTTAATATTGAATTATCAGTGTACATGAGAAGCCTCGTTGATAAAGAACGTAATAAACGATTCAGTGAGCTGAGCGTATTTCAAGACTTAATGCCGATCAAGAAAATTAATAAATAGATAAAAATTAATAAATTTTAGGTGTCATATGGAACATCATTTTGATGTTGATGAAGCGGTTATATACGGAGTTGAAAAGGCTGTGATGCTAAATAACTTCCGCTTTTGGTTGACTAAAAATAGGGCCAACAACCATCAAAATATTGATGATTATTATTGGACGTTTAACTCTGCTACCGCCTTGGCTGAAATTTGGCCCTACCTCAACGCAAAGAAAATAGGCCGACTTTTAAAAGAATTAGAAGTGTCTGGCGCACTCATTACAGGCAATTACAACAAGGCTGGATATGACCGAACTAAGTGGTACTCCATGCCAGAATTCAGCGTCAAAGCCGCGCCAATACTCATTTCCCAAAAATGCGCAATGGATAACCCAAATATGGGAAATGCAATACCCAAATATGGGCAACCTATACCAGATATAAACCCAGATAAAAAACCATATATAAAAAGTAAAACTCCAGCAAAGCTGAATTTTAATGATCTTGATTTAGATTTTGCTGATCGTATGTATCAATCTTTAACAGCCCAAGATTCTAAATTTAAAAAGCCAAACTTAAATCAATGGGCCGACACCATAAGAAAGATTCGTGAGATTGATGGAAGAGACTACGAAACTATAGCGGCTGCATGGACATGCGCTAGAAACGATTCATTTTGGCAGGCCAATTGCTTATCTGCTTTAAGCCTAAGAAAGCAATTTCAGAAACTTTATTTCTTATCAATTAACAAAAATAAATCAAATGGAGGCCAATATGCAGGCCAAAACAATCAGCGAGTTAATAACTCGGCCCCTGCAAGGGTCAGAGCAGAAAACGCAGAACGAGAAGCGAATAGATCAAGACCTGAGCGAACGATTAATTGACCGCCTATGGGAGGTAATGACTGACCTATTTGGTCACAAGTGGACTAGCAGCCATGACTTTTCTGATAACGGCAGTTGGACTTCTTTTCTTGAGGACTTGAACGGCAAGCAGTTTAAAGCTGGCATTGATGCGCTAAAGGATTGGACAGAATCATGGCCTCCAACAGCCACAGACTTTAGAAACATGTGCCTTGGACGCGCCAGAGGCGGTGAGGAGCAAAACATGATTGCAGCACAGCAAGCAAGGCAAGCAGAGGGTGGACCTTTACTGATTACCAAGCAGTTAACCGATGAAGATATTGAATTTGGAAAACAACAATCAGCAGCTTTAAAAGGATTGTTTGCATGAAGAATTATTTAGCAAAGCCAAAACTAAAAAGCGATTACAAAGAATTATTACCTGATTACAAAGGCTCAGTTCACTTAGCGAAGTGGGGCGAAAGCGGAGGCTTAACTCACATTATTAAATCGCAGTTAAACCCGCCAGCTCGTAAAAAATATAACAAGGAAAGGAGTGCCGCATGATTCATTCAAACAGTTTAGACGCAATAGCTGCAATAACCCCAGTGACAGGGCAAGCAAGAATTGAAGTGCTTAAAGTAATTCGTGAGAACCAGCCAATTACTCGCCAAGACATTGCTGCAAATTTAGGTTGGGAAATTAATCGAGTAACGGGGCGTGTTCGTGAACTGTTAGACAAGAACAGCATTATTGAAGCTGGCAATGACACCACACACCGAGTTAAGCGTGGGTTACTGAGAGTTGCATGAGTTTAACCTTAGAGCAGTGTCAGTCAGTAGTTAAGCGCAAGAACGCTGGCATGTTATCTGCTGAAATTGCCAAGAAATATGATATGCCACTCTATCATGTGACGTTGATTATGAAGTGCAATCGCAACAGATACCCACTAAACGAGTATCTTTTGATTGATAACCCTGCGTATAAGTTTAGCCCTTTGCATGAAAAGAAATGCGCGTGGGATTTACGATTAAGTTTGCGTTTATCAAGACTGCCAATGAGCAAATGGGCTGATGCAATATGAGCGAAGTTATTTTCAGTGTTGATAACAAAAATGTATCGGGCATGATTCAGCAGATTATTCAAATGATTAACAAGGGGCTATTCATCGGCCCTGTTGAAGTGGTGTTAAGGCGTAAAGCTAGAAGCCTAAGTCAGAATAAAAAGCTTTGGCCTATGTTAAATGACATTCAAAAACAAGTTAATTGGTATGGCGATAGTCTCGACACCGATGATTGGAAAGCCATGTTCATGGCAAGCCTCAGTAAGCAACGCGCTGTACCAGGCATTGATGGTGGCTTTGTTGGTCTGTCTCAGCGAAGTAGTAAGCTAGACAAAGGGGAGTTTTCTCAGTTGATTGAGGTGATCTACGCCTTTGGGTCAGAGCGCAATGTGGCATGGTCAGAACCAGCTTTGCAGATTTATTCTAAATACAAGGAAGCTGCATAATGAATCATGTGTCAAATTATGTCGTTCAATTTTCTGGAGGCAGAACAAGTGCCTATATGGTTTGGCTTTTTGAAGAAAAACGTAAGCGTGAAAACTTTAATGTTGAATACATATATTGCGATACGGGAGCAGAGCATCCAAAAACTTATGAATTTATTAGAAATGTCGCTAGGCACTTCAATATAGAAATAACTTGTCTAAGAACTAAAATTGAGTTTATCAATGGTGTTGGTGGCCCTGCGTCATACAGTGTAATTCCACTATCTAAATGCACAAACGATTTAAATCCATTCTATGAGTTAATAAAGAAATGCGGTACGCCAACAGCAGCAGCAGCAGAGTGTACAAACATTTTAAAATCTATTCCAAGTGACAAGTATTGCAATGAAAAGTATGGCAAACGCAATTATGTTAAATGGCTAGGGATAAGAGTAGACGAGCCAAATAGAATAAAAATTGTTGAAGCTCAAACAGATATGTTTAGCGATTTACTACCTAAAAAAAGAAACAGTGTTCCATTGCGCTATCTTGGTGAAATCAGTGATTTTACAAAAAGTGACGTTATTAATTTTTGGTCTGAAATGCCATTTGATTTGGATATACCAGAAGAACTAGGTAACTGTGTTTTTTGTATTAAGAAAGGCAACAACAAAGTTGCGTTAGCTGCAAAAAAAGAGCCAGTTCTGGCGGCTGAATTTATAAAATTAGTTAACTTGCCTGACGTAAGAATTAAAGAAAGCAAAGTAAGTAGAGGCATGACAAATGAGCAAATGTATAGGGGTCGAATGTCATTACTTGATGTTATAGAGGCTCACGCAGGAATTAGCATTGAAGATTTAGAAAATTCCATTAGGCGTGGCAGAAGGTTTAATACTGATTCTTGCAGTGAATCTTGTGAAGCAATGACCTACGAAACAAACCTAGAATTATTTGAGTAATTATATGTTAAGTGAGAAGGGTGATGGAAAGTTTATTAAGTGGGAAAAAGATCAAAAAAAGATTAAACAAAAGAAATGCCGATCTTGCAAAACGTTATTTACACCATTTTCTTCAACGGCCTCTGTATGCTCCATAGATTGCGCTGTAACAATGGCAAAGGCTAACAGTGCCAAGATTATCAAGAAAGACATAAAGGCCCGTAAACAGGCTTTAAAGAGCCTTGGTGAACTGCACAAAGAAGCGCAGCCAGAATTTAACAAGTACATCAGACTAAGAGACAAAGGAAAGCCCTGTATAAGCTGCCAACGTCACCATGCAGGCCAGATACACGCAGGGCATTACAGATCGGTAGGGGCAGCAGCAGAATTGCGTTACAACGAGAACAACGTTCACGCCCAATGTGCGCCTTGTAATAATCATTTATCAGGTAACGCCATTGATTACCGCATTAATCTGATTAACAAGATTGGCATTGAGCAAGTTGAAGAGTTGGAAGGGCCGCAAGAGCCAAAGCGATACAGGCGAGACGATATTATTGCGATCAAAGCTAAGTACAAAGCCAAGGTAAAAGAGTTAACAGTAAATCTAGAAGGGGCGGCATGAGAACGTTTAATCAAGATGAAGTTAACCAGGGGGCTATGATTATTGGTTTTCTTGTTAAAGCAATTATTGAAATTGAAACACGCCCTCGCAATGAAGAAGATGATTTTTTAATGGATGCTGCGTTTGCTTGGGTAGAGGAACACAGCGATTCAGTTGAAATAATAGAAGCAGCAGAACATTAATTAAAAGGAATTTATATGCAGGTTGAACAGCTAAAAGTAGGGGATTTAATTCCTTATGTTAATAACTCACGAACTCACTCAGATGAACAAGTGATGCAAGTGGCGTCTAGCATCAAAGAGTTTGGTTTTACTAACCCGATATTGATTGATGATGATGGTGGAATCATAGCTGGTCATGGGCGGCTTATGGCAGCTAAAAAGTTAGGTTTGGCTATGGTTCCCTGCATACGTCTTGGTCATTTATCAGAAGCGCAGCGTAAAGCCTATGTGATCGCAGATAACCAGTTGGCACTTAATAGTGGATGGGACTTAGATGCGCTAAAGCTAGAAATAGATAGGTTAGGAGAGCTTGATTTTGATATAGAGCTCTTAGGCTTTGATGATGATTTCCTAACCAGCCTAATGATAGAAGAGCCTGGTGAGGGTCTAACCGATGAGGATGCCGTACCAGAAGCACCAGAAACGCCAACAACGGTTGAGGGTGATGTGTGGGTACTAGGCAACCATAGATTAATGTGTGGCGATTCTACCAGCATCGATGCATTGGAAAAATTAACTAATAACCAATTAGTTGATATGTGGCTAACTGATCCTCCATATAATGTGGCTTATGAAGGTAAAACTAAAGACGCGTTAACAATTCAAAACGATAGTATGAGCAATGAAAGTTTCCGTCAATTCTTAACAGATTCATACTCAGCAGCAGATTCTGTTATGAAACAGGGTGCTGTTTTTTACATTTGGCATGCTGATTCAGAAGGATATAACTTTAGAGGGGCTGCACAAGATACAGGGTGGCAAGTAAGGCAATGTTTGATTTGGAAAAAATCTAGCATGGTTATGGGACGTCAAGATTATCACTGGAAACATGAGCCATGTCTGTATGGGTGGAAAAGTGGATCTGGTCACTTATGGGCAACAGATAGAAAGCAAACAACTATTCTTGAGTTTGATAGGCCAAACCGAAGTGCAGAACACCCAACAATGAAGCCAGTTGAGTTGTTTGAATACCAGATGCTTAACAACACAAAAGGCGGTGATCAAGTTTTAGATAGTTTTGCAGGGTCTGGCACAACTTTAATTGCTTGTGAAAAAAATGGCCGTTTCGCTAGAGTAATGGAACTTGACCCTAAATACTGTGACGTAATTATTAAACGCTGGCAAGAGTTCACAGGTAAGCAAGCCATTAACGAAGGTACAGGTAAACCATACATTGAAATGAGCAACGTAATTGAGGGTGCAGCATGACAGATAAGAAACCAGCACATAGGCCCAAAGGCTCAACTATTCCTATTGATTGGGGACAGGTTGATAAAATGTGCGCTATTCAATGCACAGGTGAAGAAATAGCAGGGGTGTTAGACATTGATTATGACACCCTATCTAG